CTTGCTGTAGGTGGAAATACTACTGATAAGCCTTATACGCGTTCTGCATTGGCCGATCTTCATTCTAGTAAATTTTCTAAGCAGGTATCGGTTTACGGGAGGAATGTTAAGTACTTAAATGAGTACGCTCGTACTTTAGCACCGTTAATGCCACAGGCCCTCGATTTGTTGTATCGTATATTAGGAACAAAAAAATATTTTGGTAAATACGTTTTTTCTCCTGATGATACGTATGTTACTAGTATTTATTTAGGTGCGAGTTCGGGTGATGCTCCAGGTCCGGAACTAGAGACAAGAACGTCGACAGGTATTCCTATTTTTGTGAGCCCTCGTGGGAAGAAGTTTGAGTCTCACGAAAGAGCGGTTAAGAACGTCAATAGAATGTTACGAGAGTCAGCATTTCAGCAGCCCGTGCTACGAAATAAGGCATGGGTTATGAAAGGCAAGGACGAGACCTATGGAAAGTATGATAAGTATACCGAGGAGGAGTACCGTAAGTATGCGGATAAATTTAGGTTTTTTGTTATACCTTCCGATGAGGAGTCCCTGGATGAGCGTGTCCTCTTTACATTACGTCAGAATTTGGAGAGAGGATATATATGTATTGGTCACACCTGGTCCTATGGTGGAGCTGATCGTATTGCTGAATTGTTATCTTATGATTGGGATAATCCAATGTCTGCAGTTTACTCTATGGGTGACTTAATTAATTGTGATCAGTCCCTACATCGTGTCTTATTGGAGTTTTTTATAGCACATGGGGGTATCTACTATAATAAAAAAACAGCATCGTGGCCTATCTACAAGCGAATGTTAAAGACCATTTTTGATTGGTTGATTACTAGGATTACACATGTTTATGCGGGTATTTGGGTTATTGTTTATGGTGGTGTTCCTTCGGGTTCTGTCGTTACTTCACATGCCGACTCTTGGGTTTCTCTTCTCTTGTTTTGTTTGTGGTGTTGTTATGAGATATCTCGTATAGTTGATGCTCAGGAGGCAATGCAGGCAACAGAGGCTTTATTACATTTTCAATTGATAATGATTGTGTATGGAGATGATTTGATCCATCGATGTCCAAGATCTTTAGTTCACCTTTTTGGATTTTCCCGTTATATTGATTGGGCACGGCAGTTTTTTGACATGCATTTTAAGGATATAAAGATAGATAAACCGTTGTTGTCGGTGGTTAGTGAGAGTGGGGCAGTATTGGATGATGGTTGTTCCTTTTTACATCGTCGTTTGGTGCTGAATCCATGGAAAGGCGTACGGCAGCCTCGGCTTCTGGCATGGCGACCGATATCGGATTATTCTTATAGATTGGTGTATGGACGAGAGCCTGATCCCTGTCGTAATGTCATGGACGTCATGTTGTCTGCAATGGGAATGGCTTATGATTCGTATGCAGCAAATATGGATTCCTATAATTATTTGCGTGACGTTTTCATGTTGGGCTTTAATTTCCTTAAAGTGAAGATAACTGATGTTAATGAGGTATTATTCAAGCACTTTCAGGCGAAACGGGGCGGGGATCTTTCCCAATATCTTCGTAAGGGGAAAATGTCGTTAGACGAATTGCGTAATGGTTTTCCAAGACTAGATGTTCTTGTAGCAAAGAACAGAGTAGATCGAGAGAAATGGAACCTTAGAAACTTTCCGTCGACGGAGATGTCGATGTTCTCTTATGAGGATGATGACTAGTCAGCATTTTAGTGGAAAAATAAAATAGTGTACTTCCATGCACTGTTTGCAGGGGGCAATAAGTAGCCCGTATGGTGCATGGTTAAGG